ATGAAAATTATTGAAGCCATACAGGAAGCCTACGGCCCGGAGTACACCACGCTGGAAGACGCCATCAACTGGTGGAGCGGGCCGATGGCGTGGCGCGAGGATTTTACCGCTGTCCTAATTTTAAAGAGCGGTAAAAGGCCGTGTAAACAGTATTTAAGCGAGGTGCAATTTGACGATGACGAACATTGATGCAGGCCGCCAGCGCATCCGCAGGCTGCCGGACAAGCCGATTGTTGGGGAAACTTACCCCAACGCCGGAGGGTTTTACAAGGTGGATCGGTATGATGCCGAGCGCGATCTGGCATGAGTACACAGGCCGAAGGACGGCTGGAAGTGCTGCGCACACGGCCCTGCGCTGTACGATGTGCCGGGTCGGGGTATCGAGTTGCAGTGGAATTACAGCACCGGGGGCCAGTTCAGTGCCGACGATTGCGGCGAAGGGTGGTGAATGCTATGACCCTCCAAGACTGGGCGCTGATTCTGGCAATCGGTTCCATCATTCTCAATGTTTTGGCTGAGATTATTAAGCATTGGTAAAGAAACCGTACTCTTCAAAATCCAAACCGGGATTATGCGCATCAATGTCAAAGACAACACGCTTTTGCGGCGTTTGCACGGCCAGTTGAAATTTGCATTTTCCTTCCAGCTTGCTTTGGAGTTCTGGCGGAAGGTAAGCAGCAAAATATGCTCCACATACACCATGTCCGGAAATCGTAAACGGCAAGGATTGTGACAAAACCTCTGAATGCCGTGTTTCGATACCTCCCTTTGTGTGGGTAAATTCCATTACTTCTTGCGCAGGAAAAGCGAAGCTGTAAGACTTTCCATCACAGATAATGTACATCCGAACAATGCTCAATGGGGCTGAGGACAGATTTTGTATGTTCATACGGATTTCAAATCGTGTATGCCCTTTGCATGGAGAACAGTGGTGATTCACATAGTCAATGGAAAGTGCGCATCGCCTATCCCACAGAGCGCGAAGAAAATTATAGAGCGACATTGCAAAACCAGCAATCGCAATGAGGAACGTAATGTTGTTTCTGTCAGAAAACCAAGTGAATACATTCATTTTTACACATCCTTTTGATGTGATTATAACATGAATGGCGGGAAATGAACAGCCTAAAGCAATTTTATCAACAAGCCGAAACGCCCCTGCGGGGGCGTCACTGTGAGATGACCTACACAGTCTGATGATGGCAGGTCAGAAAGAGGTGATTTTTTGGAAGCGTTATTGAAAGCATCGGAAGCAAGTGCCTTGATGGGGCTGTCTGTCCGACACGTTCAGAGAATGGCTAAATCTGGCGAACTGCCCTATCAGACCCACATGAACGAACGAAACAGGCCGGAGTACCTGTTCCCGCTTTCCAGCCTGCCTGATGCGGCGCAACAGAAATACTTTGCGGAGCACGCGCCCGCCGCGCTGCCTGCGGCGGCCCCGGCCAAGGCGAAAAAGGCTGACAAGCCCGCCGCCTGCAAACCGCTGGAAGCCTACACTGCCGAGGAACGCGGTGAAATTGGGTACTGGATAACAACCGTTGACCGTTGGCAGACCTACCGCAACAAGGCCGGGACAAAGAAAGCCGAGTGCGACGAAAAATTTGTGCTGCTGTGCCGGATGGAAGAGCCAGACCGTCAAATCAGCGTGGAGACGCTTTACAGGAAGTGGGCGGCCATCCGCGAGGGCGACTATGGCGCACTGGTGGATATGCGCGGCAAGGCACGCAAGGGCATGAGCAAGATGCCGGAGGCTATTGAGAGAGTTTTTCTGACGCTTTATTTGGACGACAGACAATATCCGATACCGCGTTGCATTGATATGACGAAGCAGTGGGCGCAAGAAGAAATGCCAGAGGCTTTGCCGCTTCCTTGCTACCACACATTTTACCGCAAGGCAAAAGCGCTTCCAGAGCCTGTTGTAGTGCTCTGCCGCCAAGGGCCAAAAGCCTACTATGACCAGTGCAGCCCCTATATACGCCGTAATTACGAGAATTTCTTCTCCAATGAGGTATGGGTCGGCGATACACACACATTGGATGTTATCAGTATAAGTCCAGAGGGCATCAAGCACCGCCTGCATTTGAGCGCATGGCAAGATGCACGCAGCGGCGTATTTGTTGGCTGGTATGTCTCAGATAATCCCGGAAGCCAAGAAACACTAAATGCTTTGCGCAAGGGAATACAAAATTTTGGTATCCCGCAGACCGTATATGTGGACAATGGCCGTGAATTTTTGAACAAAGATGTCGGCGGCCTCGGTCACCGTGCCAAAAAGAGCCGCAAAGAAAAGGACAAAAAATTCAGCCCGCCGCCCGGTGTTTTTGAACGTCTCGGCATCAAAATGACAAATGCCATTGTACGCAATGCCCGCGCAAAGCTGGTCGAGCGGCGATTTGAAGATTTTAAAAACTATATTTCTCGACTGTTTCCGACCTACTGCGGCGGCAATGTGACAGAAAAGCCCGAAAATCTTAAATTCGTTCTAAAAAAAGGTGAACATATTCCAACAGATGAAGAGGTCATTGATGCGGTAAATACGCTGCTCCCTGCTTACATGAATTGCCAGCCCTACGGTGGCAGCGTACTTGCTGATGCCAAAAAGACCCGTATTGAGGTCTGGCAGGATCATCTGCCTGATGGCAAAGTGGTTCGCGCTGCCAGTGAGGAAGATTTGCGGCTGATGATGTTGCGCACCAGCGACCCTGTGCGGGTAAGCCGTTCTGGCGTACCGTTGAAAATTCATGGGATGAAATTGTGGTATCACAGTGCAGAATTGTGTAACTTCTATTTTAACAAGTATGTGTACGTTCGCTATGACCCCGATGACCTTAGCTGCGTCCGCGTGTACGGTACGGATGACAAATTTTTGATGGAAGTGCCGCAAAGCATTATGGAAGCCAACTACAATGACAATCAAGAAAAGATTGGCCGCATAATGGCGTACAAACGCCGCGCGGAACGCGATTTACAAAAATTTGCAGACGCACTTACGCTGGAAGACAAAGACCCAGAACGCGCGTTGAACCTTGTTCGGAACATTGCTTTCCGCAATGCATCGGAGTTGGAACTGTATCCGAACTCGAAACTTGTGGAACTTCGATATGCCCGCGAAGAACCCCTGCTTAAAGCTGTCGGTGACATTGACATCGGCAGGATGAATGAGAACATCATCAGACAACGAGGAGGAATTGAAGATGGAAAAGACCTATAACCCCGCGCTGATCCAGCGCACGCAGCGTTACATGGAGACGCACAGCATCAGTCAAAATCAGTTTGCCGCTAAAGTGAATCTTTCCAGCGCGGCACTGAGCAGCTACCTTAATCAGAAGTATAAAGGCTCGGTGGAAGCCGTCGAGCGGCAGCTGAGCGAGTTCTTCAAGCTGGATGAAGAGGCCGAGGCCGCCGCCGAGAAGACCGCCAGTCTGCTGCCCCGCGCGGCGTATGTGCCGACCAGCATCAGCGAGGATGTCTGCCAGAGCATCCGCTTTGCCCAGCTGGAGCATTGCATGGTCGTGCTGCACGGTGATGCGGGCGTCGGCAAGAGCAAGGGCGCACAGAAGTTCCTGCGCGACCATCCCACGAACGCGGTGGGCATCAGCATCACACCCAGCACGGGCACACTGAACGGCTCTATCAAGCTGCTGGCCCGCGCCCTGCGCGTGCCGGAGTGCCGCAACAAGATGGATCAGATGATGGCACTGCGTTCCCGCCTTGACGGCACAAACTGGGTCATCGTTATTGACGAAGCCCAGCACCTCAAATATGCGGCGCTGGAAGAAATCCGCTCCCTGACGGACGACAACCCCATGACCGGGGAGCACGGTGTCGGCGTGGTGCTCATCGGCAATAGCGAGGTGTACAGTCGTCTGCAGGGCCGTCAGCAAGCGCAGTTTGCGCAGCTGTTCAGCCGCATCCGTATGCAGCGCGAGTACACCACCCGCAAGGTCAAGGAAGATGACGTGCGGAAGCTGTTCCCGGTGCTTGCCGAGCAGGACGCCCGCAAGGAAATGGACTTCCTGCTGAGCGTCTGCCGCAGTCCGTGGGGCATTCGCGGCGCAATGAACCTGTACACCAACGCGGCCAGCGCCAACGATATCAGCTATGAAAATCTGTACCGCATGGCCGCCCACATGGGCATTGGTATGCTGGGGGCAGTTTGAGGAAAGGAGTTTTTTAGATGAATTTGAAGTGCGGATATTTTACCGTGGGCGGCATCATGTGCGGCTCGCTGGTGGGCATCTTCGTCGGAGCGTTGGCCGTGAACGCCAGCCTCGGCTACATGATCCTGCTGCTGGGCGCGTGGGGGCTGTGCCTTTACATCACATCGCGCAGCCTTATGGACGATGCCCGCCGCGAGGAAGCGGTGCTGAACCAGCCCGCCGAGGAATTTGACGACCCCGACGAACTGCCGCCCCTTTACTGGGAGGGCTATGACCGGGGCTATGAAGAAGCCCTTGAAAGTATGGCCTACACCCGCCCGCCGCGCGTGCGGCCCCCGAAAAGCAAGAAAAAAGGTGCTTAGTTTAACAACACCCCTGCGGGCAGACGCCCGCGCCTTAATGCAGCCGCCCGGATGGGCGCGGGTCTCAAGCCCCGGCAAATGCAGAGAGAGGAAGGAGCGTTTTTGTGAAAAAAGAAGATTGGGAAAAGGCAAAGAGTAGACTGCGTGCTCCACTCGGACAAGTCGATTTACTGTGCGATGGGTACAGCGTCACCCTTGTCAATGAGTGCATCAGCATGTTCCGCAATGGAATAGCGGTGTATGTCAATGGCGAAATACGCGGTTCATGGTTTGTGCAAGATTGCGAGGAGCGTCGGAGGTTTATCCCTCAAAAAGAAACTTCCTTGATGACCCGCAAGCAGATTGCCGCCTATAACAAGATGCCGAAGAAAGACCGGGGGCTGCTTAAAAAGTTCCGCGAGAAAACCTTCACGGCCTATCAGACACACTGGACGAACTGGCAGGCGCTTGTCAAGCATTTTGAAGCCAACAATGCCGACATCCGCCTTGTCACGCCGCAATAAAGCAAAGGAGTACATATCTATGGCAAGAAAGAAAGTAACCAGCGTTCCGGCACTGGCCGACTGGGGCGCAGTGGACAACGCCCTGCGGGACATCCGGGAATGCCAGCACACGCTGGCGGAAATGGCTGTCCAGCGTGACCGCCAGATCGACAGCATCAAGGCCGACTACGCACAGGGGGCTTTGCCGCTGCAGAACCGGGTCAAGGCGCTGGAAAGCGAGGTCAAGGCATACGTTGATCTGCATCGGGCCGAACTGGACGGCAAGAGCCGCGCTCTGAACTTCGGCACTGTCGGCTACCGTGTCAGCAGCAAGCTAATGCTTGCCAGCAGCCGCGTGGCCGAGGCCATCGCCACGCTGAAGGTGCTGGGGCACACTGAGCTCATCAAGACTACCGAAACCCTTGACCGTGAGGCTCTGAAACGCCAGCCCGGTGACATTTTGCAGCAGGTAGGCGCTTACATCCGCACGGTGGATGAGTTTTACTATGATGTGAGCAGCAAGGAGGCCGACGCATGATGACTTCTATCGCAGGCGGACTGAACACGGGCATCTGGCTCTGTGCTGTGGTTCTGGGTGCTACCGGGAGCGCCATCATCGTAACGGTGGCGGCATCGCTGCTGTGCGCAGGCGTGAAGTGCATCGTTAAACATTTTAAGAACGGCGGCTGACGCCGGGAAGGGAGGCTACTTATGGCCGGGAGCGGATGCAACGCTTATCAAATCCGAAAAATTTACGCTATCGGCGGCGCTCTGGGCATGGTGAAGCGGAACGAGGAAGACGACTTGCTGCATGAGTTGGTCGAGGGCATGACCGGGAAAAAGAGCATTAAAGCCTTGACCTACGGCGAAGCCTGCAAGGTCATCGGCGAGTTGGAAGGGCGGCAAGGAACGCCCCCGCCCCGCAAAAGCGGAAAGCCGCTCCGCAAGACCGCACCGGGCCACACCAGCGAGGGGCAGCGGCGCAAGGTCTGGGCGCTCATGTATCGGCTGCAGGATGCCAGCCCCAGCAAGGCCCCGCTCGGTGACAGGCTGTGCGCCATCATCAAGAAGGAACTGGGCATGGATGCCTTCCCGAAAGACCCCTTCGCGTGGATCAGCTACAAGGACGGCAACAAGCTGGTCGAGGTTTTGAAGGGCTACGTCAAGACTGCGCAGAAGAGCCGGGGTGATGCCGATGGATGAGTGGGAAATCCACCCCGACGATCTTTCCCCCGCCCAGCGGGAGGTGGCCGACCTCATCGGCTTTGAGAACTATTTGAAGCTGATCGACGTGTACGCTGCCGAGACAATCTACATACCGAAGCGCGACAGTTTTGAGCGGATCGCCCGCAATCAGCGCATCGTGGAGGAATACAACGGCGACAATCTGAAAGCCCTTGCCAAGAAGTACAACTTGACAACGGTGACGGTGCGGGCCATCGTGGACGAAAAGCACCGGGAAATCCGGGCAAGACCCCTTGATGGGCAAATGAGTTTTTTCCCGCCAGAACGTAAAGTAAAATATTAAAATGCTTAATCTGGCCCATTTTGCGAATCGTGAGTATCATTGGTTATAGAAACCAGTGACACTCACGATTTTTTAGTTTAGGGGTACGGATTATGGAGTTTGATGCGGGAACGTGGTGGCTGATCGGAATCCTGCTTACGTTCTTGATTGGGGCGTTGGGCTGGATGGTAAAACGCAGTCTTGACAAAATCGAGCGGAAACTTGACAGTGCGGCAACTAAGGCCGAACTTGAAAAAGAGGTCGGCGAGTGCAAACAGCAAATTTCGGAAATTCAGCACACCTACACGACCAGAAGCCAGCACCAGCAGGACTGGACTGAATGCCACAACGACATCAAGGCCATCCAGCGAAACTTTCTGACAAAGGAAGACTACTTCCGGGAGCAGGCGAAAACTGAAAAGAAACTCGACCAGATATTGAATCTCTTGATGAAAGGACGGCTCTCCGATGAATGAAAAAGAAATGCTGATGAAGCAGCTGCGTGCCAACGCCTTCCCGCACAATAACGGCAAGGTCATGCAGGCCATCAACATCATCCGGCACAGCTACAACCGCTTGACCGATGTACAGCAGGCGGCGCAGATTTGGGGCGTCAGCCAAGATGACTTCCTCGACTGCATCAATTATCTGGCGATGGCAAAGTACATCCAGCTGCGCACGATTGCGGACAAAATCCTTGTTCCCGACTTTGCAGACATCGGCTGGGATTTGCTGGAAGCCAAACTCACCGCCGAGGGCATCAGCGTTCTGTGTCACAAAACCAAGGATGAGATGATCGAGGTGTGATATGAGCAGCTGGCCGTTGAATGGCAAAAAGGGCGGCAATCGCAAGCACAGCAAGATCGACACCCTGCCCCCAGAAATGAAGGCCACCGTGGAAGAGATGATTATGGATGGCAGCGCCACCTACTCTGACATCGTAGCTTATCTGGAACAGCAGGGGTACAGTCTTTCCGTTTCCAGCGTCTGCCGCTATGCACAGGGGTATGTGGAGAATCTGCAAACCTTACAGATCGCACAGGCTAACTTCCGCAATATGCTGGACGAATTGGAGCGGTATCCCGATCTGGACACCACCGAGGCGCTTGTGCGTGTTGCAAGCCAAAACCTTATGACCGCGCTGACCTCTAAAAAGGATGAGGATTGGAGCGCGGTCAGCGTCGATAAACTTATGAATCAGATCAGTGGTCTGACCCGTGCCGTCGCCTACAAGAAGCGCGTGGAACTGCAAAACAAGTCTGACATCGAGGCGGGCACGGGCGATCTGAAAAGCGCCCTGTGGAGCGCCATGGCGAAGGAACGGCCCGATCTGTACAAACAGGTATCGGCCTACCTTGATCGCAAGGCACAGGAGGGCAGCGCATGAGTATGTACGCCCTGCAGGTTATGACCGGGATGGAAGCCGAAATCACGCAGAAGCTGCGCGGCAAGGGCGTAGACGCCAGATGCCCGCAGGAGCGGCGGATGATCCGGCGCGGTGGCAAATGGCAGGAACAGCTTTACACGCTGTTCCCCAGCTATATCTTTGTCAGCACGCCGGATGTGTACCGTGTCTATTATGCGGTGCGCGATGAGGACGGTGTGCTGCACTGGCTGGGAGCCACCAAAGGCACGCCGGAGGCACTGAGCGCCCGCGAGGAAGCCAACATCCTCTGGCTGGCCGGAGATGGCCCACTGCCGCCCAGCGAGGCGGAGGTGCAGGCGGACGGAACTCTGGATTTTACCAGCGGGCCGCTGGCGCACTTGAGGGATTTGCTGGAAAAAGTGAACCGCCATGACCGCCGCGCCACGGTGCGCGTGCCTGTCGGCGGCGAGGATAAAACCATAACCCTTAGTTACCGTTTAAACGGCAGACAGGAAACTGCAAGTAATGCTGCGGCTGGTACGCCCCGCAGCGTGAACACAGCGGACATATTTTAGAGGATTCCGGCTTGCATCAAGGCGGAAATGGCGAAGCCTGCCCCTAAAATATGCCCTGCAATCCAGCCCTGCGCCATAACACCGTTTAAATGCGCGAGAGCGCCGTTCAAAAACGTTCAAACGCGGCGGGCGGCAAAACTGCCCGCAGAATAAGAGAACCGCGCACAGCGCCGTTTCTGGGGCTGTTTTGGGTGTCGAAAAATCGACACCCTGTTTTTATTGGGAAAGGAGCAGCCGATGCGAACAAAAAACGGCAGTGTCCGGGAGTTGATTGCCGGAATCCAGCAGGCCGCCGAGCAGGAAGAGTATAATCCTGCGGAGGATTTAAAGACTCTTCAAACGCAGTATAAACGGCTGGGCAAAAAGGACTTCGGCCTTATGCTGGATGCAATGGTCGAAAAATACGCTGCCGGGGAATATGCAGCCATCCATGCTGCGTTGGTCGAGAAAGCCCGCAGCGGCGATATTGAAGCAATCAAAATGTACCGCGAGATGCAGTCGAGCGGCGGCAGCGATGAGGTGGTGATCGTGGATGACGTCGAATAAAAAGCGCGTGCGCCTGTCGGACATCATCGGCCCGGCTTTCTATGAGACGCATAAGCTGATCGACATGGGCGTTATCGACGAAGCAGTTGAATCGGGCGGGCGTGCCAGCTTGAAAAGCTCCTATGTTGGCACGGAAGTAGTGCTGCAGCTGGTGAAGCACCCGGACTGCCACGCCCTTGTGACCCGACAGGTCGGCGACACGATGCGCGACAGCGTGTATGCGCAAATCCTGTGGGCTATCGACAAGTTGGGACTTACCACGAAATTCAAATGCACACAAAGCCCCCTGCAATGCACCTATCTCCCCACCGGGCAGCGCATTTTGTTCCGTGGACTGGATGATCCGCAGAAGATCAAATCCATCAAGCTGCCGTTCGGGTATATCGGTATCCTGTGGTTTGAGGAAGCCGACCAAATCAAGGGCGGCGAAGATGCCGTGCGCAATGTGCAGCAGTCTGCGCTGCGCGGCGGTGAGTTTGGCCTTACCTTTATCAGCTTCAACCCTCCGGCTGCCAGCCGCAACTGGGCAAACCGCTACGCCCGCGAGGAACGCAAGGGCAAGCGCATCCATCATTCGACCTACCTGCAAGCCCCTGCTGCATGGCTCGGCCCGAAGTTTCTGGCACAGGCGGAGTACATCAAG